CAACGTTAAAACCAAAAAACACCGGCAACTCCAAATCCACCGGAACAACGACATACAATGATTTTAGTTACGAGTTCCGTATGGAAGAATCTGGTGGTGGTAACAAACTGTACAGCGAGTCACTATCAACAGACCTGGGTACATCTGAAGATTACAAAGCCATAAGCAACAGCCTGACGAACATATTCAACACTTCTGCTGGAGAGAAAATTTTGAACCCGGCTTTTGGAGCAGATTTGAAAAGGTACCTATTCGAACCTATTGATGAAACCACTGCCACTGTATTGGGTAATGTGATAGTGAAAGCTATAAAATTATATGAACCTCGTGTGACACTCAAGAATGTGAATGTTGTGGCGCGCCCGGATCAGAATGAATATGAGATAAATATACATCTGGTCATACCGGCCCTGAAAACAAACAAAGATTTTAATTACACTGGTACTCTAACCGAGACAGGGGTATCAACAAATTATTAACATGACAAATTACAGAGAAAATTCAGATCAAATAGAACTTTCATTACCTAAACAAGGATATGCTGCATTCGATGCCGCTGGTCTGAAAAATTTGATAATTGAAAGGCTCAACGCCAATCAAGTGTTTACAGATCAAAACTACGAGGGGAGTAACATAAATGCATTCATAGATGTTGTAAGTTATGCTTATCATGTGCTGTTGTTCTACTTAAATAACACCAGTAACGAGTCGCTGTTCACCGAGTCACAAATATATGAAAACATCAACCGTATTGTCAAGTCATTGGACTACAAACCAATAGGTACACAATCCCCGGTGTTGTCAATCACCGGATCTGCTAACTCTTCGCTTGTACCGGGTACATACACGCTCCCGCGATACTCATCAGTGTCAGTCAAAGGTGTTAAATATTGCTTCACATCAGATGTTACATTTGTGAAAACCATTGTAGAAGATCAACAACTCGATGAATTTTCTGGAGACGTACTGTTACATCAAGGTAATGTTGTTGAATATCCGGAATATACATCAACTGGTGAACCTAATGAGATTTTGACCCTTGTCCCGGAGGAGAATACATTCATTGACCATTTCAGTATTGATGTGTATGTACTAGAAGGTGGTGAAGGTGGCCAGTATCACAAGTACGAATCAACCGCGTCACAATTTTTCTCGAGACCAACCACCCGAGCAGTAGAAATCCGACAAAATGAAAACAAACGATACGAGATAAAATTTGGTAACAATGTGAATGGTAAACAACTACAGCAGGGTGATATAGTGTATGTTTATTATATCGTAACCGAAGGGGAATCTGGAGAGGTACAATCAAATGCTGCAGTCAACAAATCTGTTGTGACATATAAATCATCACAACTGGATAGTATTTTGGCTAGTAACAACGTGAAGGGAGATGGTGTCATATACATGAATCAATCACAATCAGACAACATATTGATCTCGAACAACGACCCTAGTACTAAATTTTACACAGGTGAAACTGTAGACGATATAAAAGAAAATGCCCCTAAAACTTTTTCTAGTCAATACAGACTCGTGAGCATCAACGATTATGAAAGTTATATAAAATCTAATTTCAGTAACTTCATAACAGATGTCAAAGCGTTGGACAATCAACAATACCTGGATACACATATAAAATATTACTATGACATGGGAATGAAATCTCCTGGATTAGAGTCTCGTGTGCTGACCAATCAGGTACAGTTCAGCACCAGCTGCAATTTTAACAACCTGTATATATATTGTGTACCTAGACTGGAACGGACCAACAGTCTCACGAAACGTGCCAATTACTTGACCTCCGCGCAAAAAGAATTGATATTGAATCGAATGTCCAACACCAAAACCATAACATGTGACCCTATAATAATGGATCCGGTGTACATGTCGGTGGATATAGGGGTTCGAGGTACTGATGAATTGTTGAACCATGAACAGTCAACAAAAACAAACATGTTGATAGTACAAGAGGACAACAGTCGAGTTAATAGTAACGATATAATACAAAAAGTTGTCACGATCATGCGGGAATACTTCAAACCCACCAGCGCTCGTGTCGGTATGATTTTAGATTTAACCACATTGAGTAATGAAATATTGTCTATCAAAGGTATAAACACATTTTACACATACCGCCCGGATCTAGGAGGTACATATGTGGAAGGGTTATCATTGATGATATGGAACTCTGTATATACTAGTGATGTGATACAAACAACACAAAATTACAGACTAGCACCATTTAAATTCCCATTTTTTGAACAGATAGAAACTCTTGGAACCAAAATAAGAGTAACCAGGAGCAGCAATGTAACCGCAATGCTGAACACATCTTCAGCAGACGCCACCATGGTATCCACCAGTGACATGATGTCTAGTAACGGGTCATACAACGACCCATCATCTAGCGGCTCGTCAACTAGTTCTAGCAGCTCAAATAAC